TCGCTGGTTTTGCACATGGCCTGCGGCCCGGTGCCGCCCATGCCCATGGCAGACAAAAATGCCGCGTCGAAGATGACCGTGATGCTGGCTGCGCCAAACGTGGCCGGCACGCCGAACTCGTCTTCGTTGAAGAAGAAGCTAAGGTCGGATGTGAGGTCGTCTGCGAGGGTGGCCATGGTAATGCAGCGCGATCAGGTGCCAGCGTTGACCATGCCCGCCGTGTTGGCCGTGGCCTTGGGCTTGGCATGGTGGATGGGTTGCAGGTTGGTGCCGAGCGACTTGGGCAGCTCGCCCACAAAGTCGAACTCTTCACCCGCCTTGAAAAATGCCGGTGCCGCCAGCTCGTAGATGCCTTTGCCGCAGTCTTTGAGCATGTGCACGCGGTCGCCCGCCTGAGCCTTGGAGAGGCCCAGGCGGGGACCGGCGCCCACCGTGGTTGCGTTGATTGCACGCACCCGCATGGTCAGGGCGCTCCGGGTCAGGTCAACGTGACTTGGCAAGCACCTTGCCAGCGGCCATAGCCGACGTTGCGCCAAGAGTCGATGCCAACTTGGATGGCGTCGTTGTCGAAGGCGTATTCCGATGCCTCGTCCTTCACCTTGACTTGCGTCGCGGTTTCTTCCTGACGAATCAGCGGCTTGATGGAACCGTCGGTGCGGACGACAACAAACTTGTCAGTCCACGACGCGATGGTCAGGCGCGGATTCACGGCCAGTTGAATGGTCATGCCGTCAATCGAGAAGGTCGAAGGGCCAGCAATGCGGGCCATCGACAAGCCAGCGCGCGCCGCGTCAGACAAGCCGACGGGAACCATGACAAGGAAGCTGGACGCGGTTTCGTTCAGCGGTTCGCCCTGATCGTCAACAAACGTATGAATCTTGCTGATACCAGCCAGAATCGACTGCTGCATTTCCTCGGGGCTCGGTGCGGTCGTGGAACCGTGAACAGACGCCGGAAGCGTGGAAATGTCGCTGTCAATCTTGTTCGATTGCGTACCGCTCGCGCCTTCGCTGTGGTCTGTATCGAAGAAGTATTGGCCGTCGTAGCAAACGGTCGTTGCGCCGTTGACGATCAGCGTGGACAGCAGCGAGGCGTAATGCGTGCGACCGCGCTCTGCCAGTTCTGCCATGCGGGTCTTGAGTTGGCCCGTCTTGTCGCGGCGAAGGTCTTTCAGCGCGATGTCGAGGGTGGCTTCAAAGTGCTTGTTGGCAATGGTCACGCCGTTGGTCGTGAAACCCTTGGCATGACGACCGCCGACCCACTCACGCATGGCAGGGGGCATCCCGAGCCAGTTGTACGTTTCGGACGGCTGATCCGACGTGAAGAAGTTGGAAACGGCATCAATCCACCCTTGGCCCGTTTGGGCTTCAAGGGCTTCGTAGTACATGCCAACTACGGCACGGCTGGAAAGGTCGAGTGCGGACATTTCTTGTCTCCCTTCTTAGGCCAGATACTTGGCAAGGACGTTGATCTTTGCGGCGAGGCTCGCCACTGCGTTGCGCACTTCGGACTGGCTGTAAGTGCCACCGATGGCCGCGATGGTGTCGCTTGCCGTGCCGCCCGATGAGTCGGTCAGTGCGGTGAAGGAACCAAGTTCGCCCTTGGCGGCGCAGAACTCAACCATGACCACGCCGGTAGATATGAAGCGCACGATGCGGCCAACGTAGCTATTGCTCGTTGCGGTCAGGGTGAACGTGGCATCGTCAGAGGCGTAGACAGGCTTGCCCACATCGGTAATCGCGGCAGAGCCGACGGCAAGTTGAACCGTGCCCTCTTGCTTGACCTCAACGTTGATGGCACCAGCCGCGCCGGTCGCGTTGTCTGCGCGATAGACGCAGAAACCACGGAACGGGTCACCGGCAACAAGCGGACGGGCATAGCCGGAACCGTTGTCGCCTACAGCAGCGCCTTCGTAGATGATGTCCGAAGCGATGACGGGAAGATGATTGCGGTCGCCAAGCTTATAGGAGCGGACGACATCGACAGCGAGAGTAGTCATTTCGTTGACTCCTTATTGCTTGGTTTTGGAAAGGAACTTCACCGAGCCTGCGGCGCTTGCGCGTTCAAAGGCGAGGTAAGCGGAGAAACTGTCGCCAAACTCCGCACGGATCGCGGGAGTTGCGTCCCACGTCTTTTTGGCGCGGTCTTCCAGCGGCAGGGTTTCGTCAGCAGCGGCGGGCACGGTCACGGAAGGCGTCGGGGCTTGCACGACCGGAGCCGGAGCGTCAGCGGCCAGAGCCTTGCCGACTGCTTCGCGCTTGGACCTGTCAGCGGACAGAACAGCGATGGCGGCTTCGCCAGCAGTCGTCTTGCCGTCAAATGCCAGCGTCGCAATCAATGCTTCGTGGCCCGGAATGGCTTGAGCCTGTACCGATTGAATGCGCTCGCGTTCTGCGGCTGCACCTTCGGCCAGAATCTCACTCAGCAGCGCGGGTTCCGTCGCTGCAAGCGTGGTTCGATCCATTTGGATAGTTCCTTTGGGTTTGGTTTGGGAGGTTTGCGCTGCACCGGCGCTTTGGCCCTTGTGGGCCGCGTTCAGTTCTGCGATGAGCTTTGGCAAAGTGGAAACACCGTCCACCAAACCCGCGTCAATCGCTTGCTGACCGATAAAAATCTGTCCGTCTGCCATGTCTGACAGCACTTGATCCGTGCTGACGCCGCGATTTGTCGCTACTGCGTCAACAAACAGGGAATAGAGGTAGTCCGTCTGCGCCTGCATGTGCGCCTTGCCCTCTTTGGACAATGGCGCGTGCTGCGAGGCAATCCGCTTGAATTTCCCGGAGTAAATCTCCGTGGTCACAATGCCGTCCTTTGCTTCAGCGCCGGAAACGTCAACGTGCTTTGTCACGACGCCGATAGAGCCGACTTGCGTCGTTGCGTCCGTGATGTAGACGGCTTGCGCGGCAGAGCCAATCCAATACGCGGCTGATGCCATCGTGCCGGACGCAAGAGAAACAATCGGCTTTTGCGAACGTGCCTGCAACACGGTATCGGCAAGCGTCTGTGTGCCGTCAACAGTCCCGCCCGGTGAGTCAATCGCCAGGATGATGGAATGCACCGAAGGATCAGACAGCGCCGCCTTGATGTCACGCTCGGCAAGTTGCGTAGACACGCCGCCGCTGATTTGCGTAAACATATTCATGCGCTTTGCAATCACTCCGTCCAGCGGAATGACTGCCACGCCGTCAACAACTTGATACGGCTTCGGCTCGTTGGCAAGGGGCTTGCCTAGTCGCGCCTCGACGCCCGCAATGTCGATCTTTTCGCCGCGCAGATGTGTCGCGTAAATCGCTTGGATTTCCACCAGCTTTTCCGGCTGGATTGCCCACGGCGAAGTCAAGATGTCAAGCAGCTTCATATGCTGCGAGTTTGCTTAGTTCCCTATTGCAAAAATAGGGCAAATTGCGACGACTTCAGAAACCGAATAACAGGCTTTGATCGTCTCGCGCTCGCTGCGCGTGCCATGTCTCGTTGTATTGCAGGCGCATGGAGGAGATAACCGGAACCGACGCGCCTACCGCACGCCCTGCCATAAATTGACGCGCCAATGGCCTGCATGTGCCTTTGCTGCGCCCAATTGCGAGCGCCCGAGTCAGAACGCGGACATGCGGCCTTGATTTGCACGTCGCTTTACCAGTCCCGCGTGCGAACATCGGAACATGGATGTATTGCGGCTGTGCAATGTGTCCACCAAACTGGACAGAAAGTTGTCCGTTGTTCCCGGTGCCGTTGACCGTCTGCGCCTGTGAACTGGTCGCCGTGCCGACGATTCCAGCAACGCCGATAGCGTCCGATGTTTGGGCCTGCGATGCGGTCGCCGTCCCGATAACACCCGCTAGACCTACTGCCGCTGCCGTCTGCGCCTGCGAGCTTGTTGCGTTGCCGTTGTATGTCTCAGCGCCTGCTCCGGTCGCACTCTGTGCCTGCGAGCTTGTCGCTGTGCCGATGACGCCAGCCAACCCGGTGGCGTTGGCGGTTTGCGCCTGCGATGCGGTTGCAGCGCCGATGTAGCCAGATAACCCGGTGGCCTCTGCGGTCTGTGCTTGCGATGATGTTGCCGTGCCGATGTTTCCGGCAAGTCCCGTAGCGGCTGCGGTTTGGGCTTGCGAGGTTGTTGCTGTGCCTGTAAATGTGGTGACTGGCGCAAATACTAGCTGCGGCTCATCGGGCCACAACTGCCACGGATTCTGTGCAATGGCTGCATGGCCTGCTGCGCCGAGGTTCCCACCAACAAACAACCCGGCGTAACCAATGTTTCCAACATACTTGCGATTGCCC